TACGGTATTCCCGTATGTACTCTTTTTAACCTTACACAATAGGAAATTGTGTGCTGCCAGATGTCAACGAACACATCATCCTAGATTTATTCTAGTAGAATTCAATTTGAGATGTGTCTTACCACACATTTATTTTGAGTTTGGACCCCCGATCTATGCGCACGCGCTGGAGAGGCAATCCTACAATTCCATTTAACTTTAAAATTCATTTTCACATTTTCACATTTCACATTTTGAATTTTTGCACATCGCACATCATCACAAGAAAATTTTATAAAATCAAATACAATTTCATTTTACACAATTTTCTCATGATTCTCAGTAGCTGTGGAACCGAACAGTGGAGTTAACTGTGTGACTTGGAGTACGACTTTTGTCTAATTCGGTAACGAATTTCCTTGGCTAGATCAGTGATGCGAAGCTTAGTACGAACCATGTGGGACCAGATGAGTGACGTGCCTTTCCCTTACCTCTCCGTGTGACCCAAAATCGGGCTTGACCCGAGCACGTACGTAAGGATTGTTGTTAGGTGGTGGTTGTTCTCCCCGCTAGAAGTCTTTTGGAGAACCAGGCTTGCAGAGTCTGTACCTAATTCTGCACTTTTTTTGAAAACTTTCTTTAACAATCATGGCTACAAATTACGATATTAACACTGTTCGCTCAGCTATTCGCAATGCACTTCATGGAGACGATGATGATTCAAACCCTACCATAGAGTATCCCTATTACTTTACGGATTCACGGGTGGAGGATCTTTGTACACCAAACGACACGATTAACCTTGTTTTCAAACACGTGGAGATTTTCATTTCACAAATTGTACATGACGAAGACGATTTTCCAGCTTATGTTGATGATGATTTTGATAAAGTTTCCGACATTTGTTGGAAATTGTTTCATTTCATTACGGATTTACCAAAATATTCATACACACCAGCACAAGCACAGAACATTGCAAATTTTGTCAAGCACGAATGGTTGAATTCACGACCATACACAGAACACATTTTCAACTTGTCGAAGAACATGAGGATTGCTGAATACGTTGCTGCACACCCGGATGTGGTTTTAGGCGGAGACGTAGAGATGAATCCAGGCCCTGCCACCATGTCGCGCTTTCTTAGCCCCCCCCCTCGAAACAATTGCTCCAGAGGTGGGGACACAAGAAAGCACGGATATCGAGCAAGGTCTGACCCCGAACACAAACAAAATTGGCTTGAGAGAGAGATTAAACGGTTGGAAGAGGAATTTCACAGAACGGATGCAACAGATACCTCACGGATGGAAGTATTGGCTGAAGGCACTATGCTTTTGGTTGATACGTTCAATAGCACGGGAAATCTTGCGCAAATCGGTATCGACTTCAACCTTTTTGGCATTGGAGCCGTCACTAACAGCGTCGACCGCGCGGTCGATGTAGCACAAACTACTGCACAGGAGGTACGGTCTGATATTGCGTCAGCATTTCAGTCCATACCAAACATGATTGAACGAGCACTCAATTCTCAAGCGGGTTTCATTCCAATTGAGATTCGCACAATTCTACTTTGTATCTTAACATTAATTGCTTTGTATGTATTAAAACGTTTGCTTTGTGTTTCCTATGATTTCTTTTCTTTTGTCTACACTTTGGTGAAAGCCATGTTCACAGGATGCGCAAGCATTTTTTCATGTTTTGACACGTGGGTGACGTTGCCTCAGATGACAATGGAGGCCCAGGTTGGCGAAGAGGAGAAGCTTGATGTACCAGCATTTGTAACACGGTGGATTCCCACTGTGGTACCTATGTTGTTATCATTGACGGTTGCAGGTGCTTTAACGAAAGTACCTTGTCGTGACAACAGTCCCGACGCATGGATGCGGAGATTGGATTTGGCACCTCGTGCCTGCAAGGGCATGGGAGACATTTACAAGTTCATACAGGAGTGGTTCTTGAAGGGAACTGCTTACGCGAAAGAGCTTGTTTACGGACCAGATCCCCTGGATGAGAAGAATGGCCTACCGATGGTGACACGATGGATGGAAGAGGTGGTTGAGTTGTCAAAAGACTTAGCTACAACTTGTCGGACGAGATCAGGATGCGAGAAGGTGAAGAACCTGTGGTATCGTGGAGACCGACTGTTGAAAGAGTACAGAAGTCTGATGGACAGAGAGACGATGGAGAACGTGAAGAGAATGCTATCGCTAGCCGCAAGAATGAAAGATACAGCGATGAACACTTATGGTAGACCCAAAGGTGTTCGAGCTGTTCCTCAGTTAGTGTGGTTAGTTGGTGAATCTCAGATTGGAAAGTCGACGATGCAGTATTTTTTGGCTGCTGAACTCTTGGCAGAGTTTGGCATGGCGAAAGATATTGAAGACCAAATGTACATGAGAGCCGTTGAGCAGGAGTACGCTGACGGTTACAACGGACAATACGTCTGGGTGATTGATGACGCTTTCCAGATGAAAGACAGTCCATCGGCACCTAACATTGAGTTTTTTGAGATTATCCGAGCAGTCGGAAATTTCCCATATGCCTTGCATATGGCGGACATATCTCAAAAAGCAAACACCTACTTTGACTCAAAATCGTTGATTTGTTCGACGAACAACGCAAATTTGGACATACAATCATTGACATATCCTGACGCAGTCTTTAACCGATTCGCTTTCGCATACCATGTGAGAGTGAAGAAGAAGTATCAGACTGTTAAGGTTATGCACGGACACAATGTAATAACACTCAACAAAAGTTTAGCAATGAAAGATGCACCAATAGTAAACGGAGTTAAAATGCCGTTTAATTTGAATGTATATGAATTTGTTAGATTTGACCCTTGCAATAAGAACAAGATTGATGAAGAACAACCACTTTCGTTTCAGGAGATGGCCGCAGTTTTGCGGAAGGATTTGAGAGCGAGAGACAAACAAAGTACCGGACTTTCTGCTATGCTTAAAACCTATGCAGCGAGACTGGATGCTGGACAATCAGGAGATGGGACACGCGAGAATTTGGATGACGAAACAAAACCACTTCTTGATTTTGAGGAATTACCTGAAGCACAAATTGACGGAACAGATGGAGCTACAAATGACGAAAATGAAGCACGAGAGGCTTTAAATCACGGACCTTTGACTACCGCACCATTCAGTGTATTTACCTTGAAGAAACTCAAGGAAAGCTGGATGACAATCATAAACGAACCTGACACACCACAGAATGCAGAGATCAAATTGGATGCTGTGATAGTTCGATCTGAACTAGCACAGCTTCCATATGCAGACTCTACATTCCTACGAGACATTGACTGGGATGAACATTTGATAACGACACAGGACGTGCTTGTACGCGCGTTCGTTAGACCTAAACCTGAAATCACAATGGAATCTACTTGGAAAAAGTTCACGGATATGGCCGAAATATTGCGTCAAAGATGGGTATTGCACACGACCAAGGTAAAGGAACTTTGGGCGCGTATAGCAGTACCTGTATTTGATACAGTAATGGGTTATCTCGCAGGACGAGTGGGTTGTGCCATGTTCACAACAGGCGCAATGATCGGTTTTTGTTACTTCACCAAGAAGTTACGAGAACATTGGAAGGTGAAGCACGAATCAGAGAGCGACACAAGAGCACAACAACCCAAAGCACGCACACACATGAAGACAGCAGCACGCAAAACTTTCACAAGAGGTAGAGCAGCGGAGATGGCAGAAGATGTTGCACAACAAAACATCATTGAAAAACTCCGACGCAACCAATTTTATTTATCAATCACATGCACTGAAGATGGTGAGAAGAAGATCATTCCGTACGGGAATGCCGTGGTCGTCACAGGATCAATCCTGATGATGCCATGTCATTTCACAACGGCGATGTTGGATATCAACAAGGCAGAGACTGTTCGTTTGATCAGACACGATGCCGTGGAAGGTTTTGAATTCACTATTCAAGATTTTCTGCGGGATTATGTTTGCCAGGACGAGCACGATTTGACATTTGTCAATCTGAAGAAGCTGATACCACAGAGGTGCAACATTGTTAACTTGTTTGCGTCGCATGAGAAGAGCTCCCGTTTGGAGGGGAGATTCAAAGCGACGTTGAGCGGGTATAGGAGATCTCCTAAAGGAGAACTTGACAAGATGTTGATGAAAGGAACGGTGAGACCCGTCGAGGGTGTCATCTACAATTTGGCAAATAAAGACTTGGTTGGCGTTAGGGAAGCATATGAATACGACATAGACACGATGAAAGGAGATTGTGGAATGTTGTTGACAGTGTGCGACCCGAGGTCGGCTGAAAAGATAATTGGCATGCATGTTGCAGGTTGCTCAACAGGAAAGAATTGGGCATCTGCGATATGGCGAGAACTGATAGAATCTGGACTTGAGAATTTTGACAAAGTTGCACAGATGGAAGGATCTTTCTCTCATTTGGAACCTTGTGAGGTTCCAATTAAGGGAGAGTTCTTACCAGTTGGGCACTTGCCTGATGGACCAAATGAAATTGCAAAATCGAACATCATACCCTCATCTTTGCATGGTAAATTGTCGACACCGACATGTAAACCAGCAAAGTTGCGACCATTTGAACACAACGGAATCCTTCGTGACCCCTTGAAAATAGGAGTCGAGAAGGGTGGACAAGCACTACCAATGATCAACAAGGAACATCTACGGATAGCGATTGACGACGTCTTTGAGGAAATGGCGTACAATCATAGAGATCGCAAGATTGACATGAGAGTACTAACTTTCGAGGAGGCAGTTGCTGGCGCAGAAACAGAGGAAATGCTACATGGTATTTCTCGTGTCACATCACCTGGATATCCCTATACCAAGATTAAGAACCGTGGTAAAGGGAAAACCAAGTGGATGGGACGTGAGGACGACTATGTTTTCGACACCGAGGATGCACAACAATTCCGAGAGGACGTGGAATCGCTTGAAAGGAAAGCACGCAATGGAGAGAGAATGGATGTTCTTTGGGTAGACACCCTGAAGGACGAAAGACGACCAATTGAGAAAGTGGATGAGGGGAAAACGCGAGTTTTCTCTAATGGACCTATGCATTTCAACGTTTTGTTTCGCAAATACTTCCAGATGGCTATTACACATATTCAACACAACCGGATCTACAACGGATCTGGTGTAGGGATAAATGTGTGGTCAGCTGAATGGGAGGCTTTGTATCGATTTTTGACTAAATTTGGCACAGACAACATTTTTGATGGAGACCTTAGCGGATTGGATGTCTCTCTCGCAGCAGAAATACTGTGGGGGGTTGAAGAGATATTAGATCGGTTGTATGACGACGAACATTCATCAGAACGAGAAGCTTTATGGATGAACGTTGTAACAGCAACACGCTATTTTCGGAAGGTGGTATATCAGTGTTTACACAATGTACCGTCAGGTCTTCCAGGCACCACAATCATTGATACGTTGGCATTGAAAATATGCTTCCGTTTAATTTGGTTGATGGTGGCACCACCAGAACTACGAACCATGGCTGCTTTTCGGGAACACGTCCGCATAGTTATCTACGGAGATGACAATGTGGTGGCAGTTTCACCTATAGCAGCTGAATTTTACAACATGGAGACTGTAACTGTCGGATTTGCAAGATTAGGCATGAAATACACAGACGCCGGTAAAACGGGGGAGTTGATCAAGCTGAAAAGCATTTACGACGTACAATTTTTGAAACGAAAATTCAAATTTTCTAAGTATTTGGGGCGACACACCTGCCCTGCAGACTTGGAATCTAGACTTGAGAGCTTGAACTGGACACGGAACAACAACGTTATTGACACCCGAGTAATCGAGGTTGACACCATCCAAAACGTTTTGCAAGAAATTGCGGCGTTTGCGGATAAGGACTTCTTCGACGAATGGGCGTCAAAAATTCTCAAAGCGGCTCGTGAGGCCGAACTTCCTGGGTTAGTGAATGAGGGATTTTTCCATTATCACATACCTAAGGAGGAACGGTTTTAGGGCCAAACACCGTCCGGCATGACGTTAAACTGCACGGCGCAGCGTGATCAGCATTACCCAATAACAATACCCATGTCAAAACAGGTAATGAACCGCTGCTGCGCGAGAGGGTGGGCTATTTAGCCTTACTGCTTAAGAAACCCTGCGAGCACTCCTCGCAAATTCTAGAGCAACATGGGAACACGTAGTATCAATAGGCATACACTGCGTGTCATCACTGCCTGCACAACAAAATTTCAACGCAAATGAAGACACAATTGACAACACAATTGCAATAACACAGGACACGATTACATTTCGGGAGGATGGAGACATCTCTACCGATCAATACGCACGAACTATGGCGGATTTGCCAAGGACTCTTTACGACACTGTCGGTGACAACACTGAGAGAGGTTTGAAGGAGTTCTTGTCGAGGCCAGTCATTTTGGAACAAGGCAATTGGGCTGTGGGTGCAGCGTCCACCGTTAGTTTGGGTTCTTGGAACTTCCCAGACGCGATGTTCACTAGCGCATACGCAGACCAAATCACCAGAAAATTGTTAGGTTTCACACTAATGAAAGCACGTATTCGTTTGAGGCTACAAGTCAACTCACAACCATCATATGCTGGCATCCTTTTACTTTCATATATTCCACACGCGAATTATATGCAGAATAAAGTTGCTAGCTTGTACAGCACGTTGACTTCATTAAGTGGTTGCACTCACGTAACCATGAACTTGGCGAATACCACATCAATGGAATTCACAACACCTTACATTTCACAACACCTTTTTGCTAATTTGGTGACGGGACAGGGCACATTTGGAAGAATGAACTTACAGGTCATGTCACCATTGACCATCGGCGCGGGGACTACAACACCAGTTACATGGACGTTGTGGGCCAATTTTGAAGACGTGGAATTGAGATTCCCAACAAACGGAAGCATTTCCACCGCTTTCGCTCAGGTTGGAGGAGAATCGATACCACAAAAGAAAACCGGACTGATTTCAGGAGCCGTCGGAACTGTTGGGGGTGTAATTGCAAAAACACTTCCAGCCTTGGGATTGGGGGCGCTTTCACAGCCAGTGGAAGCTCTCGCTAGTTCAGTTTCAGGAATCGCAAGATTTTTCGGCTTCGCAAAACCGACGATACAATCACAACCCGTCTTTATCAAAAATTATGCCCTGCGCGGACATTTAAATATGGACGGATCTGACACTTGCATTAAACTCGGAGCGAGCGTTGCGACAGAGCTGCAGACTCTAACAGGTTTTGCAGGAACGGATGAGGACGAAATGAACTTATCTTACATCGCATCGCGACCATCGATTATCGACACTACTACGTGGAGAGCATCAGCAACACAAGACACCGTTGTTGCTACTTATCGTGTTACACCTACAGCTTTGTGTTGGAACGCTAACAACGTTACACCCACAACACCTAGGGTGCGCAACACTGAAGTAAGGAACACGCATGCTGCCTTTTTGGCAGACAAGTACCAGATGTGGAGGGGAGATATTGTGTACACGTTTCATTTTGCAAAGACTCAATTGCATTCGGGGCGTTTACGCATAAACTTCAAACCATATGTGGGGGACTTGTTCTCTGCAGTACCATCAGATTTGAATGCCGTACCAGGCTTCACTATGACTGAGGACGTGGATTTGACAACTACTTCATGTTTTCGGTTCAAAGTGCCGTACGTTTCATCAAGACCGTGGATGCTGACACAGTGGCCGCAGTGGAGAGCTCCATCTGTAACTTCTGTTGACGCCAAGAACTTTTGTATCGGAGAGTTAGAGGTAGTTGTGCTCAATCGGTTAACGAATATGAGTACGGCTGCTGACACTGTCGCTATAACAGTTTTCGCACACATGGAGAACGCCATGTTTGCGGTTCCGCGGAGATCATCAACATTGCCTAATTTGAGGGCGTCCCCTGCTGCCCTGGCTGCACTTGCACTCTCGGAGCCTGAGGGTATAGTCGTTGCCCCACGCAAAAAGACCGAGTGGAGGCGTGGTGGTCAAACATCAGGTTTTCGCGAAGTTGTGGAGTATATGGAGACCGGTGCGGAGGCGCAGGTTGGAGGGGAAGAAGCAAAATCAATGACACAAACTCAAAAAACAACACCAGTTGATGTATTACCAGGCGCGATGTGTCAGGGCGAAGTTCACACGAGCCTTAGACAATTGCTTAAACGATTTGAACTTGTGGGTCACTTTCTGCCGCTTGCGGCCGCAGAACCTACACAGACTTCGACCGGAACGGATGGAAAGTGGTACATTATCAGACCATGGGCTGCGAAATCAAATTTGGTTTATAGTGAAGCACCACTTGAATACAAATTGGACGATCCAGCAGCAACAAATCTATCCAGAAAATACAATGACACATACAGTGCTGTCTACGGAAATTACGCATTTTTCCGTGGTGGCATGAGATTTCGCATTATGTTTGAGAGCACCCAAACTATTGAGGGTTTCGATCAATCGTGTTTCTCAGCGCAGGGATTTTCCGTGTTCTTGGCGTACCCTAATCCGGTAAAGCCGAGTATAGACGTGGTGAATCCCCGAGCTGAAGAGCACCCGGTGTTGGCTTCGATAGCTGTCGAGTCCAACCCAATGAGACCACATGAGTGTATCACTCCATTGTTTAATGTTAACTCCACAGGTGGGGGAACACCTTTGGTTGGAGTGAAGGGTGCATATTCACGTGAAGCGAATGGGTGGGAAGCCATTTCGGTGGTTACCATTGAGGGGGGTGTTGAGTTTGAGGTTCCGTACTACAGTACTGGTCACATGTCGACTGCCGTGTATCCACAATACAATGGCGATTTTTGGCAAAACCAGCGCGATGGACAGTTACCGTTACCGTACGTGATCTTTGGATCAAATGTACTCCCGACGTTACAGATGCGAGTGTATCGAGCAGTCGCAGATGATTTTTCTTTTGGGGGACTTTTAGGAGTTCCCCGCTCAACTATGGTCCTGGAGGCGGGACCATTGGGTTCGAATACCGAACCAGATGGCAATTACATCGAATTTTAGCCCAAGTGGCTGTGTGATGACTGGCGGTTTACCGTTTTTCAGTCACACATCCATTTTAAGTGAGCACCGACAACATCAGGGTGCTCAGAAGGAGAGGATATGGGCGCTCTTCGTGTGTCCGGCAGGAACCAGCCAATGGGATTGACCTTTAGCCAGCAATGGTATTGGTGGAAAACTAAATGGAAAACCCGGATAAACACATGGAGATTTGTCCTTTTGCTTTAACATCTG